TTCTTGACCTTGCAATATACCACCCGGTGTGGGGGTAGCTTGCGTTTGTCTAACATTGTCAAGTGGGTTGTCTACTGCAACTGTGCTTTGGCCTTCATTCATAACAGCTTTCCACATTTTAACAGCACCTTCAACACCATATTCTCCAGGATTTTTTGATGCAAAATTCATAAAAGAATCAACTTCAGCAGGAGTTAATCCTTGCTGTAAAAGGTTGCCCTTTAATTGTTGTACTCCTTGTTGTTTCATTACACCTGCCATCCTTTGATTTACGGCTTGTCCAATACTGTCTTGTAGCTCTTGCTGTCTGAACTTATACGATTGTGATTTAGGGTCATTATAGGCTTCCCATGGGTCAAAATCATCTCTATCCAATTCAATACGTTGCGGGCCAACAGGTTGTCCATTATTTCCACCTTGAACCATACTTGCAACTGTATTAGCAATGTCTGGTCTAGCTTGTAATAAACTACCTATAGCTTCGTACTTCTTTAGATTTTGATTTTCATTGGCGAGTTTATCCTTTTCAGATTGGAAGTACTTGGCCTGTTCTTCCCAACTTTGTCCAGAACTCTCTTCAATGTTTTGTCCTTCATCTTGCCCTACATTATCAATAGGTTGACCCTCAACTTGAGGATTCCCATCTTCATATGCGTCTGTCATCTTACTTCTCCTTTTGCGATTTCTCTTGTTTTTCTTGAGCTTGACCACGTAAACGTGATTTCTCTGACTCGAGTTTGACCGCATCTTTTAGTCTATCCATTGAAAGCTTAGTATTTGCTTTTACTTCATTAGTATTTTTACTAAGCTCTGTCTTAAATTTTTCTACCTCAGTACGCTTACGTGCTTGTATCGATTCACGATGGGCAGTTTGTAAGTCGCCTGAAACTTTCTTGATTTGTTGTTGTGCTTGTCCTAACGCTTGTTGTAATTGTTGTACTTGGTCTGTTCTTGACAATACACCCTCCTTGTCAAATATATCTGTTTTCTTGAGAGCCTCCACTTTATCAATAAGACCTGATTGATATGCTTGCATGTATATCTCCCATTCGCCCCATTTGTTTGAAGGCATTGTAGAGTTACCAATAACTCGTATATCAAATTGCCCTACAGACACATCATTTTCAATTGTTTGTAATTCTTTACTCTTATCATCATAAAGTCTTTTATTAACAGTATATTCATTAATATCATTGTTAGGTTGAGCAATTCTAAATGTTTTTTGAAAATTATAATGCGATTTAGCTAAATTATATACAACCTTACCAATTCTTTTTAAAGAGCCCTCAACATCTCTTAATTTAGACTTAGAACGTCTTTGTCCAAAATCTTCCATCATCATTGTAGCTGAAGAAGTTCTTGGTGCAACCTCTGCGTTTCCTTGCATCATTTCAAATATACCCATGTTTAAATCAATATATTTTTCAATCAACGAAGGCAATTGCATAATTGAGCTTGATAATGGTTGTGGCGATGGGAAATGAGGTTCCCCAAAAGATGCATCATATTCGAGGGTAGCATTTGGATTTGCCCAATCTCTTTCCAACTCTTCAATATCTTGAACACTTCCTTGAGGTATAAGAAGTTTTAATCCTGAACTAGCTTGTGCGTGTGAGGTAATTAATGACACTACCTTATTAAGGAACCTCTGAAAATCTTTATTCTTTCTAACATCACTCATTGGATATGGAGTATTAGTCCATATATTTGGCAAAGGTACTATAGGATATATATCTGTATCTAAAACTAAATCATATAAAACAATTTGTCCTACGCTACATGTTTGCCTTATTCTTGTCTGCTGAACTTCTACAAAATCTATAAAACCTTCATCAACTGATTTCAAAAATTGATTATCTTGTTGCAAGGCTTGAAATTGTTCTTGTGGTATAATTTTTTCTTGATTGTTTCTTCTATCTAAAAGTCTATAATAAGGAACTTTTGTTTTTGAATAATGTTCAATTAATCTATATTTTTGACTTGACCCTTGATAATCATAATCTTTGACTACGTCAGGTGTAAATGAAGCCATTGTTCTTTTATTTCCATTATCAGGATAATCTTCTTCTGATACAGTCTCAATTGAATCAATAATTAGTTTATCTTCACCTTCTTCTATAGGTTGCCCCAATTCAGGGTATGCATCAAGCAATTGCATTTTACTCATAATATTAGATACAAGTATTCCTGATGCGTCTTGAAAATATTTATCTCTTGAATTTGGGTCTACATAAACTTTAAAAGGATTAAGGTGTCTAAATTTAATTTCACCTCTCCCATAATCATCTTCTTTATCTATATATGCATAAAAATATCCTAAGCCTGTAACTGCATAATCATGCACAGCTTGCTTAAATTGCTCGTCACCATCAGATATATCCCATATATATTCAAGTATAACCTTCCAAACATTAGCTAACTTAGCATCAGAGTCTTCTCTTGCAATCGCAGAGAACTTAGGAGGTTTTGATGTTATGATTGCTTTAAACTGTTCAATAGCAGAATAAAGTCTATCCATTGGCACAGCCGATTGATTTCGAGATGAAAGCTCATCCATTTCATCTGCGCTAAAATGATTGCCTAAATAGAAGTCAATATCTTCTCTTGCAGCAACATCCCAGTCTTCTCTAGCGTTAGACCATCTGTCGTAAAGTTCGCCTATTTCTTTTGCTCTAAAATCTTCCTTAATCATAGTATGTAATATAACAATAAATTATAGTATTTAACAAATCGGTCAAATTCTTCTCCCTGTCATCCAATCGTACATTTTCTTAGGTTTAGCCCAATACCCTTCTGCATTTTTTTCTTTTTTTACTTTTCCAGCCTTTGCATTTCCTTTAGCCCATTGGGTTGCTAAATAAAAAGCATCAATAACATCGTCATGAGAGCCCTTTGGAAAATCAATAAGTTCATCAATAAATTCATGGTGTTGTTTTTTAAGATGTACAGCCCCTGCCTTAAACATGGGTTGCAATCCCTCAAACAATCTATCTTTCTTTTTAGAGTTATAATTCTTAATTCCTTTTTCAATACCAGGTAAAAACAATCCTTCACTTTTACTTCGCTTCATTATATAGTCTCGAAGCATTTCTTGATATGCAATTGTTTCAATGTTTATTCTTCGTATTGGCGAGTATTGTTTAGCGATTTTAAATATCTCATCGGCACATTCCATGGGTAAGACTCTTTTACGCCAATATTCAATAACATAATAATCATAATTATTAGTAACGCCAAGAACCATAATAACGGAATAGTCACTACGAGTAGTAATAGTCGAGGCTGGGTCAACACCAATATATATATTAATGTATTCTTTATCTCCATTAGCAAATTGTATGTACCACGAATCAGCCGCCTCATCAAACCTTGCATTTCCTTGATATAACCCATCATTAATATCTCCTTCGCTAAATATTTGGTCTTCAGGTGATTTAGCTTGATTCATATATTCTTGATAGAATTTTGCAGGCGTACCTGAGTCTATATAAAATTGCTTACGTTCTTCTAGCTTTTTGATGGGCCATCTTGAAGGCCATATAGGCTTTCCATCCTCTAATGCTTTACGAGTAAATACATCCCATGCATATTCTTCACCTGTTTTTTCAGCTTCTTGTGAACCCCTAACTAACCCATTTAAAAAACTATCGTAATGAACAATTGTTCCGTTACACCAAAGAAACCCATCTTTATCAAAATCAATTGCAGGGTAAACAGCTGCTGTTACCCATTCTTTAATCTGTCTTCTAGAGTCAGGAGTCTTAGTATTTAATTCTGATTCAAAGTCGTCAAGTATAATACCTGTATATCTAGTTGATAATTGTTTTTTACCACGAAGTCTTTGAGATGTACCTTTTCCAATCATTCTACAACCGTTGCTCAAAGTAAACTCATCTTTAGTCCACTTGTCTCCTTGCAAGTCTCCAAAGTAGTAGTGGATAGCAGGATTGGAATATATATGATTTGATATCCAATTTAAGTTATCTCGTGCTTGGTCTTGTGCCTCACCAATCCATGCAATAAATTCAGGCCTATCTTTTGTCGCAAATAAAAATCTATGTAATACAGCTGTTGCTGCTAAAGTTGACTTTGCGTGGTCTCTAGGCAATACTAATGCTAATTGTTGCTTACTTTTATCAACTAACAATTTTCCAACGTCAATATGAAAATCAGGCGTTGCACTTGCTAAAAAGTCCTGTGGTGAAAATAGTTTTCCAAATGTAATTAAGTTTGAATGTGCAAGATGAAGAGTTTCTTCATTCTTTGAAACATTACCATTTAGATTAAGATTTGCCAAATAATTTACCTATTAATTTTTTCCCAATATAAATAAAAGCTATGACACCTACAACTGAAATAATATCAATAAAATGATTTCCACTATCACTTTCAATCGTCCCAACAGGAGTTTCCATTTTAAACTTTTTTGTTTCTTTTTTTCTTTCTACCATTCAGTATTGCGGCAATATCTTGTCCAATCTTTTTTGTGTTGCACTATCAACATCTGTGTGCCAAGCATCGCTATATAATTGTTCCCAAGCATCTTTGTCATAATTTGTTTTAAAAGATTCACGAATAAGACTATCAGCTAACCCAGGCTTTCCCTGTATGACAGAAGGAAATAATTTAGCCAAAGCCATAATGTTAGATTGTTCTAAAGTCCATTTAGTAGGGTCATCAGGGATTGCATCTATATACGATGGGTCAAAGCCTGAAGTTATTTTTGCACTTTTTTTTGTTGTGGGTATTGTTGGCTGTGTAAATTGATATATACCTGAAGCTGTACGTATATCTCCTTTTGAAGGGTCTGTATTGTATCCACTTACTTGAGCTCCTAATCTACTATTAGATTCCATGTGACCCAAAAACTTTAAAAAATCAGGAGTATTACCCATCATTATTTCATTAGTCAAAGAATCTGCTAGTGAAATCATTCTAGGGTCGTCAAGATTTGATTGGCTAGGGTCAAAAATATCTATATAGCCATTAATACGTGTATGTGCATTACTTGCCATAATTATTTTAAATCTTTAAGATTGAAATTATATGTATTTCTTTTTTTAGTCGTATCTTGTTTTTGAATATTTTTATTCATTCTTTTGCTGTCATTTAATTTTTTAATATCTTCTTCGCTAAATTTTAATATATTATCTATAACTTGACTTAAACTATCTGTTGTTTCTTTATCTTCTTGCGTTGGAGCAGAATATGTGTATTCAGGTCTTGTGCGATAATATGCATCCGTAACTTGTCTTTCTATTTCTTTAGATAATGGAGAATCGTCTGGTCTTGTAAATTTATTTAATAATTCCATAGCTGGATAAGTGATATAATCTGCTACAGGAGAGCCTGCTTTTTCTTCTGTAGAACCTTCCATGTAATAATTCTGTAAACCACGTCCATAATCCCATATTGGGTTTAACCATGTAGTATAATTTTCAGGGTCAAGATTATCTCTATCTGTAAAAGCATTATATAAACCATAACTTGTGGGAGCTGTTGCCCATTTACTATTAAGAAAAGCAGATGGTGTATTAAGTGCTCTGATAGGAAGGTTTTTTGCCCCTGTCCAAACTTTATCTTTAATACCTGGCAAATTTTTCCAAGTGCTTGAAGATTGAGGAGTAAAATAATTAAATTTAGGCATAGTAGGTAATAGAGTTCCACTTTGTCTTGCCCTAGGCATTAATAACGTGTTAAGTGCTTTTCTAGTAATAGTGTTTTCTTGGCCTCCAAGGCTTTTAGGAAAAATTTGTTTTTGTGTTTCTTTTGCAACATTCTTTGTTCCTTGACCCAATCCTGAAACAATATCCTTTAATTTTACCTTAGCACCCCCTGATGCACTTCCTACTCCTGTAGGAAGAGGAACAGTTACCTTTGTATTTCCAGTTTGTTTAATAATATCGTCCACAATTGTCTTAACGCTAGATGCTGCTTTTGGTGCACTTTTTAAAGCCGAGGCTCCTCCTGTTGCTAATATTTCAGTTATTAATTTTGTCACATCCTCTGCGTTAACATTTTCAGTAATTTGCATATCTTTTAAAGCTGTGCCTGTAACAGGTTGTTGTAAAGTATTGACAACATCAGAACCTGCTTGACCTGTAACTCCAATCATATCAGAGCCTGTTGTAGCTATTATGTTAGCAATATCTCCTAAAAGAGGTATATCCCAAAATCCACCCTCAAATGCTAACTCTCCTTGTCTTCTATCTTTTTTCCAACCCATTATCCTAGTCCTTTTAATAAATCTTGTAATGTGCTTCCGCCACCAATTCCACTTCCTACTCCTGCAAATCCTCCTGATGTTCCAGGATAATATAGTTTTCTAGCTGCTCCACCTGCTGAACCACCTCCACCTGT